ATGAAAGCCAGAATTCTTAGTGCGACGACAGGTGCTCGTTGGACCTACGCCCAAGAACCAATTGTCGAGAGCGTAGCGCCTGGCATCAGCACTGTTAAGATTGAATTGATCGCTGAGCTTAGATCAGGCTAACGGCATCAACTGGCCTATTGCGACCGCAGGGCCTAAACTGAGCTAAATCGTTCTACGACCATGGCTGTCAAAACCGGCGCAACCGCGCAATTGAACTTCAGTGCTGCTGGCGATGGCACATACACAGCCATCGCAAAAGTGCGTGACATCACGCTGAACATCAACCGCGATGCGTTGGAAACAACTGGCATTGGCGAGGCAGACCGCACCTACGCCTACGGCATCCGCGGCACCAGTGGCAGTGGCACGCTGATCTACGATCCTGCCGACGGCGGCACCGATGCCATCATCAACCAGATCTTGTCCACGACTGAAGCGCTTTCCGGCATCCAGCTCAAGCTCGATACCGGCGGCACTGATGGCACAATCGCGGGCTCTGTGCTGATCACCGCAGTCGGCGCATCCGTCAGCGTTGGCGATCTGATTACCGTGCCGATCAGCTTCACAATCTCCGGCAAGCCTAGTGGCAGTTTCTGATGGCAATTCTCGGCACTGGCGGAATCCTCGAACTAAGCCGCGAGTGGCCGGAGGTTATGGCCCTGCGGCTTGATGCAATCAACTTCAGTACTAGCACAGTCGCACTATCAAATGACGGGTACTGGACTGGTGATCGCATGTTGTTCACCTCCGCCAATGGAATTCCGTTTGACTTGAATGGCGACGGCTACGCTGATTGCCCCGAGGGTCATGGGATTTACCGTGGCTCGATCTATGAATTGGGACCGGCCAGGGATTTTTACACCGACCCAGAAACGAACGAAAACGGCCCGCATTACCGTGTCACTTCAATAGCCCTACCTCCTGATTCCGTTGATTACGGTACTGACCCAATAAGCCTTACCATCTCAACGGCTGAATTTATCACTGGCGACCGAGTTTATATCGCCAGCTCCGCCGGTCTTCCCTTTGATCTTAATGGCGACGGTTACGCGGACTTGCCAAGTGGCCACGGCGTCTACTTTGGTTCAACATGGAATCTGAGCCCTGTACGTCAGCACGTTACAAGTAGCGATTCAAATTACTATTTGGTGGACAACACAAGCTCGTTCTACGGCACAACAGACGACAGTGGTTTAGTTGTAACGCTGGATGCGTACATCGCAAAAGACGCAAACGACAAAGTTCGTTTTTACGATTCAGCAGAGGCAGGCGCAACAGAATACACGATGCTCAAGGTCAAAACAGGCAACCTTGTCATCTCTAAATACAGATCCGGCGCAGACTACAAGCAAGTCGTTATCGACGCTACTACAGAGGTCACCGAGCTTGAGCTTGCATCCGAAACGGCCCTAGAAGATTTGATCGATATTCCGCTTGACTTGGGTTTCTACTACTACAACCGCGCTCAAGAAACTGGATTTGCCACTCAGTTTGACGCCTATGGCTACATGGACCAGCTAGACAGGATGCGTTTAATGACCAGCGCAACCGATGCTTATAACGATAACAGTGCAGCCGCCGTTGCTCTTAGGTCTGTCGATTGCGGAAATTTTGTTATTAGTCGATACAGCACAGATAGCGACTACACCTCTGCGCTAAACACGGCAGCCAATGCAATTAAGCCCTTGACGCTGCAAAACCAGAGTGAAAAGCTCAGTGCCGTCATCACTCCTCCATCTGAGCTGACCACTTATCCAAACGACCCAAACAATCGAGGCTGGCTCGTCCAATGCGACCTGCAGGAGTGGGCCTTCAGCATCGATGCCGCCAACCTCGACATGACGGCTATTGGCGAAACCTTCGGCGAGAACGCCAAATCACTGGTCCGTGGCGCCGGATCGCTCACCTTCTTGGTGGATCAACGGCTTGTCGATGGTGAGCAGACCAGCATGACGCTGCTGCGGCTGGTGACGCTGACCGAAAAGCAAGCCAAATCGAGCGCCAAGTTCCACATTTACAAAGACCGCACGCCAGTATCGCCCCAGGTTGGAACGACTGCATACTACGGCTGCGACATCCTTCTCACAAATACGCGCATCAACGTCAGGGCCGACGACATCATCACCGGCACCGCCGATTTCGTGGCAACGGGCGAAGTTGGTCTCAAGTTTGAGCCTTGATAGACTTACAGTACCGATGAGCGAAAAGGTCTAGTCTGTGTCATCCCTAGAGCTTGCGGGCGCCTCTGGTGCGCTAGACAACATCAACGCCACACAGGCTGAGTTCCGCGACCAAATCGCCGCGCTGAACGATCTGATGCGTCAGATCGCCGGTACAGCCAACGTCGCTGCTGGTAGTAGCGAGATGGTGGATCCGCTGACCGCGCCGTTCACGCTCTACGTCAACCCATACATCGGTGAGGACACCTTCGCCGCAGGTAGTTACAACACCTACGAAGCACCCAACGGCAGCACCGATGCAGAGCTAATTGAGGCCAAGCTGAAGCGCCTCGACAAGCAGCGCCTCACCTGTGGCTTCAGCCCGCAGCGTCCGTTCAAGACGATCAACCGCGCCGTCATCGAAGCGGCAATCATCACCAGCAAGAACTGGTACACCATCACGGACCCGAAGGCACACCTGGATTGCGTCTCGATCATCCTCGCGCCTGGTGTCCACACCGTCTACAACGACCCCGGCAGTGGAACGCCTCCGACCTGGACCGACGGCTATGAGCCCACCTCGGGTGATCTGATCACGTTCAACCCCACCGATGGCGGCATCCTGCTGCCACGCGGTTGTTCATTGTGTGGCCCTGACTTGCGGAAATGTACCTTCCGTCCTACCTGGGTGCCGACCAACGAAGACGAGCTTGCTGATCGCAGCAACCGCAGCGAAATTTTCAAGATCACCGGCACCGGCTATTTCTTCGGTTTCACGTTCTTCGACAAGATCAATACGGCAACGAGCCACCATTTGCTGTCTGCTTTCGGCTTCGCCAGCAAGGCCGAACTCGATGCCTTCTACACAAAAGTCCGCACCTACGTCGGCAGCCCGGCCAACCTGAGCAACGCACTCGCCGTCACCCGCAACACCGAGCACGAAATCGTTGGCCCGGTTGACGATACACCGGATCCAGACTGGGATACCACGCAGTCGGCGTCGCCCTACATCTTCAACTGCTCCGTCCGCTCCGAGTACGGCATGGGCGGCATCCACGCCGATGGCGCCAAGGTAAGCGGCCTGAAGTCCATGGTAACTGCCAACTTCACTGGTGTGTCTCTGCAAAGGGACATGACCTGCTGGCAGTTGTACGGCAGCGGCGCATGGGGCGTAATGCCCAACTACGAAACCTATATCAACAGTGATCCGAACGATGTTCGGATGAATCCTTCTCGGCGCAGCTACCACATCCGCGCCATCAACAACGCCTTCATCCAGGAGGTGTCGATCTTCGCCATCGGCCAAGGTGTCCACCACGCCACCGAGAACGGCGGTGAAATCACGATCACCAACAGCAACTCGTCATTCGGTGGCTGTGTCGGTGTCTCAACGGGCTACAAATCCGAAGCGTTTGACATTGATACCGAATGGCGAATCGCGCACTTCAATGTTCCGCTCAACATTGATGAAAAAACTGGCAACGTCCAAAAGTATTATCTTGGAACAATCAGCGATTATGCCGACGGTCAGACTCGCTTCGACCTGTCCTCTCCGCTTGTAGGTGCTAATGGTTCGACCACGGTGCCAGCGGTCTTGGCCGAGGCTGGCTACAGCCTGCGCGGCGACAGCTACATCTGGGTCGAAAACCCCAACGGATCTGACTGGCGTGCTCAGCTCAACGCCAACGCATGGAGCACCAGCGATCCCGATCGGATCTTCCTGAAGACTGGAAGCCCGCTGCAAGATGCAGATGACGTCAGCCCTGGCATCCCGCAAAACTCCACAACCAACCGCGCCATCGGTCGCCGCGTCTATGTCCGCCGACTGATCGATACCCGCAGTGCATCGGAACGCCGGCTGCTGATCGGGATGTTCTCCACCGTCGAGGCAACTCGCCTCGCCAAGCGTGACTACATCCTGCAGCTTGACCCCACTGCACCCGCCCTCGCTGGCGATGTCGATCCTTATGTGAATGGCACGCTCTCGACCTCAGATCCGCTGGCGGTTACATCTATCACAACTGCAACGCTTGACGCTGCTGATTATCCGCAGTTCGGAGCAAACTTCTACAACGAGATGGAGATCCAGCTCCGTCAAGCCAACCCATCTCGTGTGTATGCGACAAGCACCTTCTTCCGCGAAGGCACAACTGTCACATACCAGAACAAGCACTACACCGCCATCCGCGACAACACAACACCGGGATCCGGTGGCCCGATTGCTGCTGACTGGCAAGAGTCCTACGTCCACATGCCTGATGTGTACCAGGCAATCGAGAAGTCGGACAATGACAGCTTCGTCATCGTGCTCGACGATGACCGCGATGACGCCGACGCCGTCACACTCGGCTTTGACTTCAGCACCATCTGGACCGAATCATCACCCGATACCGTCGAGGCTTCGATTCAGCGGCAGTACCGCACCAGCAATGACTACCTCGGCGCTTATGCACTATTGACCGCACTTGGCTTCTCATCCGCCGCTGCTCACGCTGCATTGCAGCCCCGAGCTGCTGCCGATCGCATTCGCCGCACTAACAGCACCACGCACTTCCCGACTGCACCATCCGGCGGTTTGGCGACTGATCGCAATGCCTGGGCTGCTGAGTTCCGCCGTCCTTCAGTGCTCCGCTTGTTTGCGCACGCATTCGAGTGGGCTGGAACACTCAACTACTCCAAAGCATTCCCCGCAGCGCAGAAGCAACTGTCGCCGCTCAACAAGTTCACCTATTACTTCACCAACGAGCTTGGCGGCAAGGTCTTCCCTTCGGGCTTCAACGAAGAAGGCTTCATTGTCAAGAGCACCGGCATTGAGGATCTGACTACCGGACAATCTCAATCGCTGACGGCACTGGCAAGCGAAGAAGAGGATCCGGTCACTGAGTTCCCCACGGGCATCTCAGCCGGTGGCACAAGCACGTTCAATGAAATCACCGTCACCGGAGCGGCAAACTTCAACCTCAGCGCAGACCTATCCACTGCTGAAGCTCCACTTGGTCCGGTTTCGCTGGCAACACTGGCTGACATTGAGGGCGGTTTCATCCCAACCGCCGATGCGGAAATCCTCGATAACAACCAGCCGAAGGTCATCACCGATCGCGGCCTGAACTACTGGCGGCAGTACAACTCACTGCTGAGCGGCAAGGTCTTCAGCTTCGAGGCCGGTACTGCTGCTGACGAAGTGCCCGTGTCCGGAATGCTGGGCCGAATGGCATTCGTTGATGAGTGGTGCGGCTACGCCCAGGGTGGCGGCAGTGTCACGCAAACGCCTAACAAGAGCATAGGCGTCACGTTGAACACGCCATGCGGTCAGATCACGATGGACAATGATGCGCTGGCAGCCGACACCGCAGTCTCCTTTACACTGACAAATAGCCAAATCGCACCCCAGGATGTTGTTGCCGTCAGCATCAAATCAGGCGCCACTGCAGGCGCCTATGCTGTTAGCACATTGGACATCGATAGCGGTTCGGTGAAAATCGTGCTGCGTAACCTCACTTCTGGATCACTGTCTGAGGCGGTGGTTCTCAACTTCGTAATCATCAAGTCCACCACTACCGCTTGATCAACGACCATGGCCATCAAGGAACTCTTCTACGACAACCGCCCCCAGGTGCTGCTGGACCCGAGAGCGTCGCAGCGGATTGACCCGAGGTTTAAGTTTACGAGGAATACCATAGGAAAATATGTTGATCGCGACGGGGTACTGCAAACCGCCGAAGCGAATACGCCTCGACTCGCCTTTAATCCTTCTACTTTAAGCAGAGAAGGTCTTCTGGTTGAACCGACTGCATTTAACGCAGTTAGAAACAGCACCAATATGTCCCTCCCGTCTTTTCCTGATGACGGATTTTCAACTCTCTCTGCTACTCAACGCACCGCAAGCGCAGGTATCGCGCCAGACGGGACCAATACGGCTGTACTGTTTGAGCAGATTGCGCCATGCGTCACTAACGCATCAAGATTGACACCTAGGCATACTTACTACACAATGCCGTCAAATACGCAGCACGTTTATAGTGTATTTGTAAAACTGCACACATCAGCAAGTATTAACAAATTTGGGTTTAGATTTAGTACTAATGTATACAGCTATACGCCAGCCACGACTGCCACCTATTTAGTTGGCATGTTTACATTTGATAGCCAAGGGACTGTAAATGACAATTCAAACCCCAATTACGTAACTCACGAATCGTATCCAAATAACTGGCATCGCATATCAATGCCTTTTTATACATATACAACTGGGCTTACTTTTATCGGCGTCTCTGTATCGGTAGGGGATGAGCTATCCCTTGCGCCAGAAACCTACGGCAAATTTCTGATATGGGGGATGCAGATTGAAGCAACTACAGGGGGCACGCTGCCATCTTCTTTTATTCCAACGACCACCGCTGGCGTCACCCGCGCCGCCGACCTTCTCTCCGTCGAGTCCCCTCTCCCCGCCAGCGGCTCCGTCTACATCGATGCTCGCGCCATCAGCGCCGCTCAGAACGACACCCTGCTCTCCCTCAAGAACAGCAGCAACGACAAGATCGACCTCGCCTACCTCTCCAACACCAGCACCTACAACTCGCTGGCGCTGATCACCAGCTACGACGGCATCAGCAAGGCATCCCTCCCGCTGCCGGTGCCCACGACTGACCGCGAGCGCAACATCATCACCTGGGGCTCGCAGAACTACCAATACGGGCGCGACTCCTCTCGCTTCGCCGCATCGCTGAGCAGCTCAGTGCCCACCGGCCTGAACAAGTTCTCGATCGGTCACGACGCTGTGGATCCCACCAAGGCGTTCAACGGCTACATCAACACCGTCTACGCCTGGTCCGGTGAGCTGACGCCTGCCGTGGCCGAAGCCCTGGTCCGCAACGACCTCGACCCGATCAACGTCGACACCTACAGCCCCGTTGGCCCGGCTGGCTCGCTGGCGCTGGTGATCAACACGCAGGGCGCCACTGCTGACGGCGACAAGACCTTCACGCTGCCTGCCGAAAGCTCCGCCACTGACAACGACATCGTGATCACCTGGGGCGATGGCACTGAGTCCGGCCTCAATGGTTCCGCTGCTGAGGTTGGCGCTGTTGGCCTGACCCACACCTACCCCGCTGCTGGCATCTACCCCGTCTGGGTCGAAGGGCAGATGGAGAACATCTACTACAACAACATCGCCAACGCGCCGGACTTGGTACAAATCGCCGCTTGGGGCACGGGCGACATGTTCACGGCCCCGAGCACGATGAACTCAGCCTTCTACGGCTGCACTAAGATGAACTTCAGCGCCTTAGCGCGGACGACGAACCTGCCTAATACGAGTGCGGTGACGGATTGGTATCGCGCATTCCGCGACTGCAGCAGCATCACCAGCACCTTCCCAGCGCTTGACTTCAGCGCTGCAACAACATTCCAAGAAGCATGGTACGGATGCAGCAGCATGACTGCATTTGTCCCCGCAGGTAATCAAACTCAGAATGTGACGAATTTCGTTAATGCCTGGAATGGTTGCTCCGGCTTGACAAGCTTCCCGTTAATCAACACTTCCGCTGGCACATCTTTCCAGAATGCCTGGCTCAACTGCTCCAGCTTGACAATTTTTCCAGCAATCAATACTGCGGCAGGAACAAACTTTAGCAATACTTGGTCTGGCTGCTCTGATCTTGAGAGTTTCCCTTCTTCAATCAACACCGCTGCAGGTACAAACTTCAGCGGCGCATGGAGCGGCTGCAGCAGCTTGGACAATATAACCAACGCATC